ACTCGATCTGAAGCTTGAAGAATGCATCTTCGCCATCCGCCACCACGACGTGCTCTGCGTTCATTGACGCGGCGAGAGCATTCATATGCATCAAGAAAGGAATCGAGAACGATTCCGCCTTGGTTACTGTTAGGATGGACAGGGTCAGCATATGAATTCCTTACTACTGTATCAACGTGCCGTGGGGTGAGCGACCGACTCCGGAATTTCATCCGAGGAGGCCGAGCACCGATCCTGGCGTACCGGTACCCTATTCCGAACTGGTCCCGGAGCTTCCCAAGGGTCGCTCACCCACACGCTTGTTGACTACGCGGACTGGAACGTCGCCGGCACCGCGGTTTCACCGCCGCCGTAGACGATCGTGCCCCAGAGTTCCGCCGTTGACGATCCCGAGGCAGTCAGCGTGCCCGTGAGCGTCGGACGAACGTAGTCGTGTGCTCCGACGAGGTTGAAGTCCACCTCGACGGTTCCCTTCTGTGCCGCGCCGCTGTTCAGACCGGAGATCACCGTGGTGCCCGATCCGCCCGCGAGCGCGCTGTACGTGTTGCCGTCCTCGGAGTGCTTCATCGTCGCAACGATCGTCAGCGACTGGCCCGACGGGATGGTCGCCTTGTATCCGACAACGAGTTTGGCACTGAGGTGCAGCGGTCGCTTCGTCGTTCGCTGGAACGCTTCTCCGTCAGTGGCGGCGAGGTTGCCCACGCCGACACCGAACAGAGTGCGATCGAATGCGAAACGAGAAGTGATGTATGCGCCAATGTTGAGGCCATTCACTTCCATGAGTCTCTACGTCCTTTCTAGGAAAGAGAAATGAGATGCGCGCCGACTACTCGGTCGCGCCTCCCGGAGTCCACTGCACGCCCGCCAGAATGGCCACCGACTCGTCGTGACGCAGCACGATGTCGTGCTCCATCAAGATGCGCATGACCGTCTGATCGAGCGAGAAAGCGGAAACGGATTCGCCGTTCTCGTTCTTGTACGACGCATCCTGCGACAGAGCGATTTCCATCGCCATCGAGTCACCGATGACGACGTCATCGAAGTCGGCGAGGTAGATCTCCGACTCATTCGCACCGCTGCCGAGGTTGCGCGGAATCTGGGTGGTCTTCTTGAACGGCCAGCCCCAGAGTTTGCCGGTCAGCATCTCGTCGCGGAACGCATAGCGTCCGAGACCATCGCGCAGGGTCATGAGGAACATGGCCACACGCGGATGCAGCATCCAGCCCGGATTCGAGAACGCGACGTTGTTCTCTTCCAGCGCGAGGATCAGGTTGCCCAGATCGCCCGTGACGGAGTCGAGGTCGTACGTGCCGCCACCCGTCTGCGTGAGGACGTTCGCCGTCGCCGCCTGGTAGCGGAGACCCTTCGGCGAATAGTCCGTGCCCTGAGCGCGGATGAAGGAGATGTCTTCCTTCAACGAAGCCGCACGCAGCGCGTCGTTGCGCACCAGCTGCGCGACACGCGGACCGCCCCGACGGAGCAGATCGTTGGACATCGGCACCAGCACGGACAGCTTGCGAGCCGTGAGACGCTTGATGCCGAACGACTGCTGACTCTTGACGAGATCCGAACTCTCACCGATGTAGTAAGCCGATGCGGCCGCGGTGAGCTTCGGAATCGTCATGCTGCCGCTGCCCATCGGGACCACGACGGTACCGAACGAGCGGACAGCCGCACGCGGAGTGAGCAGGTCGATGAAATCGGACGAGACCTGCTCCTGCACGAGCACTCCGCCCGCGCTGGACGTGGACGACTCGAGCGCCTTGATGATGCCCTCGTTAATCTCCTTGTTGCGGGCATCCTTCTTGAGATTGTCGATGGCCTTCTCGGAATCTCCCTTCGTGAGTGCGAGTGCGCCGATCACTCCGCCCAGAAGAATGCCCTTCTGTTCGGCAACGGTCGCCAGCGTCACCCGGCCATTGCCGGAACCCTTGGCGCCATCGATCCACGACCCGTGCTCGACCACCCGCTTCTGCAGGGGTTCGAGTTTCTCTGCGACGATCGTGCCGCAGATCGTCTTGACGTGCGCGAGGACTTCCTCGGGCGACATCGACTTCGGTTCTGCCATAGTACCCTTCTCCTTCTCTGTGGTATGGAAACGACCGGCCGACTAGTCCACGCGCCCGGTCAACTCGTTGAACTTCTCCGTCACGCCATCCGTGACAGCGGCGCGCAGGGCCTCCTCGGTGATCGCGAAACCGCCGTGGCTGCCGCCTTTGTCCTCTACTTCGTCCTTCTTCTCTTCGACTTTCTTCTCCTCCGGGGCCAACTCGCCGACGATGGTGCGGAGCAGCGCCTTGGCTTCCGGACGGATCGTACGACCGCTCTTGACCAGCGACTGCAACTGCTGCAGACTCTTCGTGGCGTCGGTCACCGCCACATCGAAGCTCGCACATGCGGACGCTTCCGCTTCGCTGTCGTGCGAGTGGCTTTTCTCGCCACAGTCCCACCGATCCACCTTCTTGACAGTGGTCGTAGGTGTGGGAGGCTCCTTCTTCTCGGTCTCGTTCATCTTCTTGTCTCCCATGTCCAGGATCAACGCACGACCACTGGGTGCGGACACTGCCCGCAGTACTTCTGTGCGATGTCGCGCTTCATCGTCCAGCCCAGATTTCTCGTCCAGGACCTTTTCGGCCCAATCGTACAGTGGACGAATGTCAATTCCCTTGCTCCGCGCCTGCACCAGTGCGTCCGGATTGCTCGGCACCGGTACCGTGCTGTACTCGAGGAGTCCCTGCTTCTCGTAGTTGACGCCGTACTTGCGATCGGCCGCCATGGTGTACGCAATCGGCATGAAGCCGACGCTCACCGCATGCATAAATCCCTTGGCGTACATCTGGTAGGTCATGTACGCGAAAGGATTGATCTCTTTCGGCACGAACTCGCAGATGCTCTTCCACTTGTTGCCCTGTCGCGTCAGTGACTTCGCATTACCCACGGGTAGCGCGTAGTGATCGTGGCACCACAGGACCACCGGGTTCTTCAGGTAGTCATCGAAGTCCCAACCATCTGGATTGAGGATGTCCTGGTCCCGATCGACCCGATCACTGGTGATGACGAACTCGATCAGCCGTGAGTCGTCACCGCCAAGGGCCTTGACTTCGGATCCCATCTTGGCGATGACCTCGATCTCGGCGGTGTTGATCGATGCCGGATCCTTTACGGACCGGATGAGTTCTCTGAACCCGTCCAATCCTAGGATGCGACGCTTGATTGACTCGGTCATGCTGCTGCTCCTGTCTGACGTACAAACTCGGCCATCACGGCCTTTCGCTGGGCCTCGAAACCTGAGGCCATCGCTCGTCGCAACTGTCGTTCGAAGGGTGCCCGAGCCGATTCGAGATCCTTCCACATTAGATATCGATTCCCTCGTACGGAACGATCGCCCACCTTGGGCAGAATCCCACATCGGCAGTTGATATCTTCCTCGGCGACTCCGAAGTCACCTGGGTAATCCGCCGACGCACCCGAGGGACTGTCGAACTCTTCATCGACATCCCGGACTTGGCCGTCCATATCGGAGTGCGTATCGCGCGTGGTGTCGTCTTGGGTCGCCTGCCATTCCTTCTGCTCGACTCCCGCCTGTTTGAAAGCCTGCTTCGTCGCGAAATTACCCGCAGTCGCGACCTCCGTCCGGGCAATGGCAACTGATCGGCTTCCTTTAGCAACATCAAACACTCGTGCAAGAGACTTGCCCATCTGCTCGTAGGTATCGCCGCGTTGGACGCCTCGCTCGAGCACGGTACGGATGCGGTCTCGCGTGTGTTCATTTATCTTTCCGGTAATTCTCGTCGCGCCCCACTGCTTCAGATACCGTGCCACCGCGGGGTTCTCGGTATTGAACGAAATCGAGGTACCAATCGATCGCATACCCCGACTACCGAAGGCAGAGACCGTCGACCTGATGATCGGCTTCCCTCGCCGAATCAATTCTCCGGCATCCACCTTCGCGACAATGCTTCCGATCGTCATTCGTCAACAGCATCGCGGTTTGGACCGATGTCCGCCGCGAGATCTCTGG